ATCTGGTACAATACAGTTGCTAGATGGCCGCGAAGTTCCATGTCGTTCGGTACATGCTGCACTCAATGTCCAGCTACAGGGTGACGGAGCTATTATAATGAAACTTGCTCAATGTATATTAGACAGGAAGATTAAGCGAGCAGGTTTGGAGGGTGCAGCTAGATTTATAGCTACTGTACATGATGAATGGCAACTTGAGGCTAAGAAAGATGTAGCAGATAATATAGGTAAGATGGGGTGTGATAGTATAAGAGAAGCAGGAGAGCGACTCGATTGTAAAATTGAATTAGATGGTAATTATATTGTTGGAAGGAATTGGGCAGAATGTCATTAATAGATATACCACATAAAGAGTACAGTAAAATTAAAGTTTATATAGCTGGTCCAATGCGAGGACGGAAGAACCTCAATCATGAGGCTTTTGATAGAGCAGAGAAGCGTTTAATTAGAAAGATGGTTTGGGATCCTGTTAATCCAGCAGAAATGGATAGAATTTACGGGATAGATCCATCTAAAGATATGACTAAAGAAGAATTAAAAGAAGCCTTGAAACGGGATGTAGAAGCATTGTTTGAGGTCCATAGTATCTATATGTTAAAAGGCTGGGAGGAAAGCTTAGGGGCTAGAATGGAACATGCTTTGGCTGTTGCACTAGGCTTGTCAATTTTCTATGAATAGATTCCATGTTTCTGTTGGTTTCTTTCATTGGACTAATCCAGCTTTAAGACCAAAAGAACTTAAAGAGAAAGAATTGAATATTGGACAATGGATATTCAAGTTTTTCTCTAGTATACCCTATACTCATTGTGATATTAGAATTTATTGTAAGGGTTTAGATCTCACTTTATTGTGTACTGAGAATAGACAAGCCGCCTTTTATCCTACAGATGCTGTTTACAGTTACTTTGGTAAGGCGGATATCATGATTGAATTGGGAGAGTTTGAGTTTGATGTTAGCAAGATTGATAAGTTTTTATTTCCATCTTACGTTGGAACAAGATGGCGATTAAGTTTATGGTATTTCATTACCAGATTTTTATTTGTAAGAAAAACAAAAACTTGTACAACTGCGGTGTGTCACATATTACAAGACATAGGATTACCTGTGGGTAATTTTGCGATACCCGCAAACTTATACAAGGAGATACAAAATGCACCTAATTTTAATAGGAGGAAAGGCTGGCGTTGGAAAGACTACTTTGGCTAAGCATATAGCCGAGTTTGCTTTTAACAGCGGTCTACGACCAAAGCTTATGTCTTTTGCAGGTGCTTTAAAACGAGAAGCAAAGTCTTTGGGTTATGGAAAAGAAGAACAGCCTGAGAAGTATAGAGAATATTGTCAACAGGTTGGAAGAGAAAAAAGATTAGAAGATAAGGATCATTGGGTGAAACGATTTCACCATGACTTATTAGAAGTAATGGCTGAAGAGATTAAGCTCTTAAAAGTGGGTAATAAATATTGGGAAACTTTAGTTATTGTGGATGATTGTAGATATTTAAATGAAGTTGCATATGGTAAACACCATGACGCAGTACAATTATTCCTGATGGCTAGTGATCGCAAGTTACCTAATGATGATGCAGATTGGCGTAAGGATGAATCAGAGTATCTTGCTAATATAATTGAAACAGATGAAGAATCAGATTATGCTGAATTATTTGATTGGTTGGTATACAATAATGATACTTTAGATGCGTTGACTCAAAGAGTAAAGAAAGCATTACCTATTTGGTGTGGCATGGAACCACATCCTTCTGATGATGAAGACGATGAAACATGGTTAGAGATTATAGAATCTCAAGATGATATTTGGGAAAAGATGATGGACTTGTTTGATAAATTAGAGGACGATGATGAAGAAACCTAGCATTGCAATTTTAGATAGTGATATTCTTATATATCGTGCATCCTTTTGGGCTGACGTTGAGGGTATTGATGAACTGGAATCAAGATTAAAGCAAGATATTATTAATTGGACACCGGAGGGTGTTGATAATGTTATTTTGGCTAGGTCTTGCGATAGAGAAACAAACTTTAGAAGGAAGTGTTTACCTTCGTATAAGTTTAACCGAAACGATAAACCAGTACCCGAGTGTCTTGAATACTCGAAAGAAATATTAGATACTTTAGGTGATGTTCGTATGGTCCCTACTATTGAGGCAGATGATCTCATGGGAATTGGGGCATCTTCTGGTAAGGCTATTGCTGTTACTATAGATAAAGATCTTAGAGGAGTACCGGGATGGCATTGGAATCCTGATAAGGAACCAGAACCTACTCTGGTTTCTGACTATGAAGCAGATAAATTCTTTGCTTGTCAGTTAATATCTGGAGATGGGACCGATAATATACCGGGGTTGTTTAGAAAAGGTAAGAGCTTTTTCGAAAAGAATATCCTACCGTTTGATGATGAAGATTGGTGGTGGGAAATTTGGTGGGCATATGAAGAAGATGGTCATAACATGGATTCATTTTTAGCACAGGCTAGATCTCTTCGTATCCTACGAGATGGTGAATATAATAAAGAAACTAAAGAAATCACCCTCTGGAGCCTTCCAGACAGGTATGCCGAATAACCGGGTATAATAGTATATCCAGAAGGAGAAATCATGAGTAGTAATTCAATGACTGAACCGCCACCTTTGCATGTTGACTTTATGCCTTCCCTTTCCTATCTACCGACTCCCTCTCATGCTACTGAGGGTTCAGCCGGGCTAGATCTGAGAGCAGGGATAAAAGGTAGTAAGACAATTAAGCCCGGTGAGTGTGTTCATATATCAGCAGGATTATCAATAGGTATTCCACCGGGATACTTCGGCTTAATCGCCTCTCGCTCAGGTTTGAGCCAAGAGGGAATCCATCTAGCCAATGGAATTGGAGTCATTGACAGTGACTATAGAGGCGATGTAATTATTGTAATAAGAAATTCAGGGTCAGAACCATTCGAAATAACTTCCGGTATGAGAATAGCACAGCTTATTCTTGTGCCTTATGCTAAAGTTCAGCTTGTGGATGTCTGTGATTTAGCAGATACCGAGAGAGGATCTGGAGGATTCGGAAGTACGGGGGTTGACTAATGGATACCTTCAGAAATTTCATTGCCGTATCGAGATATGCTCGTTGGCTTGATGGTGTTCGACGAAGAGAAACTTGGGAAGAAACTGTTACTAGATATTGGGATTGGATTACGGATAAGTTCCCTATCTTACTGGATAAAGCCCCGTACATTAAGGATATGATCTTAAAACACGAGATCATGCCAAGTATGAGAGCTTTGATGACCGCTGGTGAGGCTGCGGACAGAGATAATACTTGTATCTATAATTGTTCTTATCTAGAGATCGACACCCCTAGAGCCTTTAGTGAGCTTATGTATATTCTAATGAATGGAACTGGAGTGGGCTACTCGGTCGAGTCGAAGGTTGTAAGTAAGCTGCCTAAAGTTCCTTCAGATATTATGAGGGTCAAGGGCGTTAAGGTTACTGTCGAAGATTCCAAAGAGGGTTGGGCTAATGCCTGCCTCGAACTACTCGAAAACCTATGGTTAAAGGGTGTCCATCCAACTTGGGATCTCACACAAATTAGATCCGCTGGTAGTAGACTACATACCTTTGGTGGTAGAGCCTCTGGTCCTGAGCCTTTGGAAGCTGTCTTTAAGTATGTTGTTAAGGTATTTGAGAATGCCCAAGGACGTAAGCTTACTTCCTTGGAGTGCCATGATATTTGCTGCGTTATTGCTAAGTCGATTATTGTTGGTGGTGTACGTAGATCTGCAATGATTTCCCTATCTGATTTAACTGATCGTGAGATGGGTAAGTGCAAGAGTGGTGCATGGTGGGAAGGTTCCGGCCATCGTTCTCTTGCTAATAACTCAGCGGTCTACAATGGACGGCCATCGTTAACCGAGTTCATGACTGAGTGGAGAGATTTATATGACTCCCATTCTGGTGAACGTGGTATCTTTAATCGCATGGGCGCACAAGAACAATGCGAATGGTTAGGACGAGACTCAGCTATTGACTATGGGGTAAACCCATGTGCTGAGATCTTACTAAGACCTAAGCAGTTCTGTAATTTAACTGAGATTATTATACGACCTGATGATAAGATCTCTGATATCAAAAGGAAGATTGAGGCTGCTACCATACTTGGTACTATTCAATCTTCCTTTACTTACTTCCCCTACCTTTCTAATGATTGGGAAGAGAATGTTAGAGATGAGAGATTACTAGGTGTTTCCTTTACTGGAATTTATGACAACCCGTTGATGTGGGGTAAAGATGGACTTAATAAATTATCGGGTCGTCTGAATCGTTGGCGAGAATTTGCAAGACGAACTAATACAAGTTGGGCCAAGGAAATAAATATCAATCCTTCGGCTGCAATAACCTGCGTAAAACCTAGTGGGACTGTATCATGTCTTAGTAACACAGCATCAGGTATCCACCCTAGATATTCTAGGTATTATATTCGTAGAGTACGTATTGATAAGAAAGATCCATTGTACTTCTTTCTGAATGATTCGGGAGTACCCTCAGAAGACTGTGTATTAAATCCAAACAGTACTGCGGTATTCTCGTTCCCCATGCAAGCACCTAAGTATGGGAAAACAGCAGATGAGGTTACGGCATTGGAACATCTAGAGTTATGGCGAGTCTATAAGAATCATTGGTGTGATCATAATCCATCCATCACTGTAAATTATTCTGATGATGAGTTTCTATCTGTCGGTGCTTGGGTATGGGAGAACTTTGATGACATTCAGGGTATTTCTTTCTTACCTAAAGTCGATCATATTTATGAACAAGCTCCATTCGAAACGGTTGATGAGGTTAGATATAAAATGATGTCTGATAAAATGCCGTTGGTAGATTTCTCTAAGCTTAGTTCTTATGAAGTTGAAGATACCACCAAAGGATCACAAACATTAGCGTGTACTGGTGGATCTTGTGAAGTAGTAGATTTAGTGGAGGCGTAAGAATGTTAGATCCGTATAGACAATTAATGATTAATGGACAGCTTAACCAATTACAAGCTGTTCAAATGTTACAATCATTGGATAAGAGAATTACAGAATTAGAGAAGGGTACGAATGAAAAACCAGAAAGACAAACTACCAGTACTAGACGAACATCTAGTAAAGATTCTGGAAAAACTGTACCCTCCACTTGAATATAGTCCAGATATATCTCAAGAAGATTGGGCTTTTCGTGGTGGTCAGCGTGATGTAGTAGCTAAGCTACGACACATATATTCACAACAACAGAAAGGGGAATACTATGCCTGATGCAATGTATGAAAATCTTAAAGCCAAGCAGGCAGCAGGTCCAGAAGCGGGTATGATGCCCCCTCCAGCGGCTGATGCTGCTATGATGGATATGGGCGGTATGCCTATTGAAGAAGATATGGGTGAGTTAGCTACGGAAGGCCGTGGTGGAGATATCGTCATGGGACACCTTACTCCGGGTGAGCTTATAATTCCTGTGGCTATGATGGAAGATCCTGAGATTGCAAGAGTATTAGAGGATGCTTTTGATGCTTTTGAAATGGATATGGATAGATTTACTGTAGGACATGAGAACAATAGTATTAATCCAGATACCGGATACCCTGAATTTGAGGGTATGAATTATGATGAACTATGGCGGATGCAGATACAGGCACAACAAGAGGCAGTAAAGGAAAGAGAGGCTTATAGAGATCAAGCTTGGTCAAGACAAATTCAGCAGCAAGAGGAAACTAAAAGGATACAAGAAGAATATGATTTGACAGCAAGAGAAAATAGAGCAGCCAATGTAAGGGCA